GAAAAAGGTGAACATAAACATACAACAGATCGCAAAGGACACGTGATTGGGATGTTAGAGTGGGCATTAGATTACATTGTGGGAAATATTGAAGTGGAGGAATTATAAATGAATTGGGAAATTAAAGATTTAATGTGTGACATTGAAGTGATAAAACAAAAAATTAATGATGTAGCTACCAAACATGCTTGGTTTGTTGAAGATAGATTTGTAAAAAATGAATTAGAAACAAAACGGGAACATATTAATTTTTCTGATAGCTATTTAGAACATCGTATACAAAATGAACATACAGTTGAGTTATTACATCTGTACTTAAAAGAGTTCAATGAACTTATACAAAAATTTCATGAAATAGAAAAAGCATCATCTGAGAACTTTGGCGAGGTATCAGATGACGCATAGACACTGCGTATTTATTTAAATAAATACTAGTAAATATATTAACAAAAATAAAATGATATCGAAAGGATGACTACATGGACGAAGTATCACTTTATAAAAAACATTTCGAATTTCATTCTAAATTAGATTATGTTTCAACAATTAATCTATCTAGGATAAAAGAGATAAGCAAGCGTATAAACTTTGCATCAATCTCAACAGATAGACAAGCTTTTAATAATAAAGGAAATGTATATCACCGAGAAAAAGATAATGTTGCAGGTGATTATATTAGTAATCTTACTTTAGATTATACCATAAAACCAAAAGAAATTGGGCTTGTTTATGGAACCGTCAATATCAAGACTATTGATAAAAATGGTGAAGAAGAAAAACAATCTACGTTTAAAACTAGTCATTTTCATAACTATGCACGTTTTATAGCTGATCTAATTTCTGACAGGGTCATTTATTCAAAACAACTAGACTGCTTTATTATAGTTAAGAATAACCAGTATGAAGTGATAGACAATACAAACTTTGCGTTAACCTATCCAGTAGATAACAAGTACTATATTGATGATTTCTTAGATGTGATGTTAGAGCTTTACCGTGAACATTTAAATGTAACTCATAACTTTAAGATTTATCCATATTGCTTTGCAGGTAATGACTGGGTATATGATTGCCAAAATTTAACGCTTACAGAACAAAAATTAAAAAGTGATGAGCTCTACTCAATTAAATATGACGTAGATATTAAAGATATCAATTTAGAAATACCCAGAAACTTCTTTGATTTAGTAACTGACAATGAAAAGAGTAAAAACAATTTAATGCTAACACACGCTTATACAATGTATCGAAAAATGAAATTGATACAAGCAGAAAAGTGGTTTTTACTTAAAGATTTTGGTCGTTCTGGAAAAGGTTTGTTTATGGCTACATTTGAAAAATTGATGACAGTGAACAAAGTTAATTTTGATAGCCTTATTTCTGGTGGTTTTGAATCGGCAAATGAGTGGATGAATTTTTACGGTGCAGATATAGCTCATGCTAATGAGACAGGTGAAATCACTAAACAAATGATGCGCATATTAAGAAAAATAGCAACAGGTGAAACAATTTCTGGACGGGGCATTGGAAGAAACGCATTTACATTTAAAAATAACGCCGTATTAATACTAGATACAAATGAAAGTGTCGATACTGGTGAAATTACAGCCAATACAACGCGAACAGTTAAAATATCGTTAAAGGATAGGCCCATAAATGAAACTGATGAAGAACGTTATCAGATTTTTAAGCCTTATTGGGATTATATACAACCTAATGGCAACATTTCAGTTAGTGCGTCAGTGTCATTCTTAATAGCGAGTTTGGAATATTTAAAAGAAAATGGAAGAGAATTTAAATTTAAGGATGTAACGCTCAAGTACTATTTTAATGAAGATGAATTGACTGAAACTCAAATTACTATGATCAGATTGTTATCAAAACAAGGCTTTATATTAGCAGGCGATGAAACTTTACAACGCTTGATAGAACAAGACTACTCAAGTTTACGTTACAAGAACGCTAAAGAAGATATGAGAAAGATTGGTATTAGTATAAATAATCAGAAATGGATTGATGGTGTTAATACAAAGGTGCATCAAGTCGGGAACAAAGAACTTTTTAATATGGCTTTAGAATTAATTAATGATTAGGGTTAGAAATAACTCTTGCTAACCTTTGTTATAACCTATGAATCGTTGTAATAACAGTCACTAACTCTTATAGCCTAAGTTTTATTTAGTAATCTATAATTATTTAAATTTAATAAAGGGTTATAGGTAAAACAATGGCTATAAGGGTTAGTTTTAAAAGGAGGAATTCAATGACTGGTTATCATGTAGCAAAACAATTATTAAAAAAGAATATTGAAGTGATACCACTTAATAATCACAAAAAGCCAACAGTTTCATTTGCTGATATAGATATTACCGATGAATTCATTGAATATCATTCTAATATTTATCATCAAACCAATGTATTGGGCGTATTAACACGAGGTGTATGGTGTATCGACATTGATGTAGATCATGAAGATGGTAAGAATGGTTTCGTTAGTTTGAAACAAATACCATATTACGAAGAACTTGTTACCAATGCACAAAATACATTAGTACAGACAACGGCAAGTGGTGGGAAACATATCATATTCAAAAAGCATGACAATATCGAATACGGACAGAAGATAGGTTATTTACCATCTGTTGATATCAAAGCACATCCCAATAATTATTTTGTGCTTGCAGGTAGTCAAACAGCTAAAGGTATATACACTCATAACGGTGTCAATGTAACTAAGTATCAAGGAGAGTTTGAGAAACGAATATTTTCTAAAGCTGGTAATTACAAACAACAAGTATTAGAGCCGTATTCCATTCGACGAGCACTACCTAATTATAGTTTTAGTCACGTAAGAGTTGGCAAAGGTGGAGAAGGCAAACGTGCATATCAACGCATTATAGACGGTCAAAGTGAATATAGGAACAATGATTTATATAAAGCAGTAAGTTACGCGATTCAATGTAACGTAGATATTGAGCCGTTACGTGTATTGATTGGAGATAATAAAAACGGCGATGTATTTACTGAGAGAGACTGGGAGGCGACAGTTAGAAGTGCAAGCCGTTAAAGAGAATTACAATTTAGATGAACAAGCCCAAAGCATCGGCTTAATAACTGGTATATCTAATGAAGTATATTATTGTTCAATAAGTTATGTATCAACGGTTTATTTAGAATATATTGATAACAATTGGACTGCATGGCGTGAGAGTTATATACCTAAATCGAATAAAAGGACAAGTTACAAAGTTATAGCTTCAGGAAGTTTTGAATTAGTGCTAGCTAGATTAAAGAATTATTTAAATTATATAAAAAGGAGTAAATAACATGAACATAGAAATTATTGTAAATCAATTTGAAACACGAGCAGGCACGTTACTAAGGTACTACACAGGATTATTAGAACATAGTAAAGTACAACCGTATTGCTTTAAGTTATACAATGATCCATTTGATATGGTTTATGTGATGATGAACAACAAGTTATTCGGTCATGTATATATTAAAGATTGTAAAGTAAGGCAATCATTTGAATTAGCGTCACCTAAGCACACTGAGGGGCTTATAAGAAGCATAGAGGGGCATTATGTAGGTTATGAATTACATGACGGTAAACAGCTTTCTATTAGTGATGTGATGGCTAGTCAATTATTTGAAGATGAGTATTTTATGTATGGGCTACAAACATATGTAGAATCAAATAATAATGATGTGTTTGAGTACCTAGAAAATGGATTTGATACAGATACACTTGAGGGCATTCAGTCAAGTAATACTGATGTGATATCGAATATTGAAATGTTGTATCAGATAGCTACGGGAATCAATGAACCAGCACCAGAGTTAGTTGAGGGATTAAAATTAGTAACTGAGTTTGTACAAGATGAGAAGGCTACACAAGAGGATTACAAGGCTTTAGAACTTAAGTTAACTGAGTTGAAGTCATCTTATTACAGTTTGAATAAGTAATTAAATATGGAGTCACACGTGGTGTGTGGCTCCTAATGTAAAAGTATAAGGTATAGAAGTTTTAAAATGTAAAGGTTGCAACAATAGTGAGTTAATAGATAGGTGTGCGAAATTAAAAAAAGTGTGAAACATTGATACTAAACTATTTTATGGCTTTGAAAATAATAAGGTTATATAAAGGTGTTAGCTTTTAAAATCGGAAGGTATACAGTCTTTGAGAATTGAAAAAATGGCAAGATTTGTGCAAGGTGTGCGAACTTTGTTAACGCTAATACAAGCTAAAGTTTGTGTTTTTGGCATAGGCCTAAAAGTTAAGTTTGTTCGCTGTTTGTTCGTGTTATTTTACCGAACTTAAGTTCTATATTAGGTTAATGTGAAAAGCCTAACGTTAAGTTTATAACATGTTTTTATAAGTGTTATATATGATAAGCTAAGCAACTGACAAAGCGCGCTACAAAGCGAACGTAAGTTTGTTTTAGACCTGTAAAAATGGTATAATTTAGGTATGAAATAATTAAAAGAAAGAGGTGTAGAAATGCAAAGTATCGCAGAAAAAGAGACGTATCATTTACCCACCGAACACCTGCAAGTTTTCAATGTGATAAAAAAATACGTCCAATAAGTATATTACTAAAACTAAAATCTTAAATCAATTGGGATATGAATATAATTCAAGCAATGAACGATGGTTACGAAGAGTAATCAATTCATTAGTATATCATTATGGCTATCCTATCGGATGCAGTTATAAACCTAGTGAACGTGGTTATTACATCATTACGACAGAACAAGAAAAGCAACAAGCGATGAGAAGTATTAAGAAATTAGCTGATGGCAGTATGAAACGCTATGAAGCTTTGAAACGAATCGAAGTGTAAAACAAAAACTAAAGAAAGAGGTACTTATAAATGACAACTACAACAATCACGGGTGATACGTGGGATGTATATTTTAATGATAGACGTTATAGAAATTTGTTAGGAGATTTTGAAGATCTAATAACAGAAACGAAATCATTAATTAGACAAGGCTATAAAACGGATGTTATTAAAAATAAAATGGATAATAAGGCTTTGAGCCTACAATCTAAATTCAAAGAATTAGGACAAATATTATTAGATGAACATGAAGAAAAAATAGTAGAAATCCAACAAAAAGAGAAAGAATCTTCATATGAGAATCCACAAGTTGAAATGTTGAAACGTCAAGACATAGAGGCGAAAGTAAATTTAATTGATGCAGAAGAACTATTTAATCTTGTTTATAATGCCAATCCTAAAACCACTAATGTATATGAACTTAATATCTATAAAAAAGCGATAGAAAGTCGTCTTACTGAAGATGAAAATGTAAGGTTAAAACCTTACTTTGATGTATTGGTAGAAAAGGTAATTTATCCATATCGAAATAATGAAGAATATCAAAAATTAGAGTATAACTATAATGTTTTAAGACAGTTTGGGTTACAAAATAACGGGCAACCAGTCATCAAAGATAGTGATGGCGATATAGAAATTATTAACATTCAAAGTAAGTATAACGAAGTGTTCCGTAACGCTTAAATCAAAAATAGCCTATCCAATTTGGGTAGGCTCTCTTTATAGGGGTGAATAAATGAAACTGCTTAAAACGAAGAATTGTTTATATTATCGTAATGGCGACAATAAACTATCTGAGTATCAACTATTAACACAATTTAACCCAGCATTTATTAATAAAAAAATTAAGATGTGTGAATTCCAAATTGAAAGTATGTACCATATGAGTGCGTCGACCACAACATGTGATGAAATAATGGGGGTCGTGTCTGTCTCATATCCGATTGAAAAATTAGTTATCAAAATTATTGAAACAAAAGCAGGGTTACAAAACTATAAAAAACGATCTATAAGTAATATGGTGTTGTTGAAAACGGTACTAAATCATTATACAGAAAAAGAGCAGAAGCAAGTTGTAAAATATATGCGTTCAAATGGACGATATAAGCCCTACAACGTCATTGAACGCTTACAGGTTGATTTGTATCAAGCAAGTATTAAACAACGTTCAGAACGTCAAAAACAAAGAAATATAGCAATTGAAAATAGCAAGATTGCACGAGTAAATGCTTATCATCAATCTTCATATGTAAAAGTGGTGTAACAATGGATAAACAGCAAATAAAAGACTTCGTTTGTGATTATCATGAGCGAACTAGAAGTGATGTATTAATAGATGATGATATAAATACTGATGAATTCTTTTTAATAGGTGATGAAAATTTCAATGAATGGATGGCAGACGATAACATTGATGATCATATTGTAAAGAATCACTTAGAAATGATTGTTGACCGAGTAGCTAATGATAAAGAGTTTTATATTTTCGATTCTTTAATACAAGGACGTAGTTTTAAAGATATAAGCAATGTCTTAGAGTGTTCAGAACAATCTGTAAGATTATGGTATGAAACCTTATTAGATAAAATTGTGGAGGTGATAGAATGAGTGATTTAACAGCAAAACAAGCGCGTTTTGTGAATGAGTATATAAGAACACTTAATGTAACACAAAGTGCCATAAAAGCAGGCTATAGCGCAAATAGCGCACATGTGACAGGGTGTAGGTTATTGAAGAAGCCACACATCAAGCAATATATACAAGAACAAAAAGATAAGATTATAGATGAGAATGTATTAACCGCAAAAGAGTTACTACATGTGCTTACGAATGCGGCAGTCGGTGACGAAACAGAAACGAAGGAAGTTGTAGTCAAGCGTGGAGAATATAAAGAGAATCCACAAAGTGGCAAAGTACAATTAGTCTATAATGAACATGTTGAACTGATAGAGGTACCAATAAAACCTAGTGATCGTTTAAAAGCTCGTGATATGTTGGGTAAATACCATAAGTTATTTACAGATAAGCATGATATTAACGGGAATGTGCCTATATTCATTAACATTGGTGAATGGGACGGAGACGATGAGGAATTAGATAAGGCAGTGAAAGATGTATCTAACGCTAATCCTAATCATACTGTGATTGTGGATGATATTCCGTTAGAGGATTAATGTGAAACCATTACCTTCAAATAGGTGATGGTTTATTTTATCTAAATTCTTTCCGCAATTTCAGATTAAGTTGACAAATTTGAGTGGATGTATGGTAAAAAATGTTGAAATGCTCTATATTATAAATAAGAGTTGCAAATGCGTAACACATCTTAGCGAATACACACAAAGATATATTCTGTTTTTGTGTACCAATTATAGAAAGTACACAGTGACAGTGTATAGTCACTGTTATTTTTATGTTCAATATGATGTGTTGATTATGGAGGAGTTTATCATGGCTGAGCAAAAATACCTGACAACAGTTGAAAATATAATTGGTTTAATGAAAGAAGAAATAAAAAACATTTCTCCTTTAAGACTACAAAAAACATTATACTTTTTATTTGCATATTATGGTGCTTCATATGGGCAACTATCTAAAAGTAAAGAATATGAAGTTACAAAAAGTGAAAGTTTAAACTTGCCTGAATATTTATTTGACGCTCAATTTGAAGCTTGGCAATACGGCCCTGTTATTCGAGACGTATATAAGAACAATAAATATAGTTTTGGCTATAATGACATAGAGTTTTCAATGAGTAATTTTGAAATAGAAGATAAAACAATGCAGCAGGAAATTACAGAATATTTGAGAGAAATTATTAAGAGTACTTTAAAAATTAGTGATTTTGGTTTAGTAGAACGTTCTCATGAAGATGAAGAGTGGAAAAATAAAATTACTCAGCAAGAAATTATGAATAACGATTTAATTATTAAGGAATATATAGGATTGGTAAATGCCTAGATTTAATAGTAATGTTACTTCTAAAAAAAGAAAAAAGAATGTTCACGTTGAAATAGTTAATAAAGATTTTTTACCAACTAGAAATGAATTTGAAACTGATAAAGTAGAAATAGAGTTAAGAAATGCTGAAGTAAAAAAAGTTGTTTTTTTTAATGAAGAAGTAAAGTATTCAAAACAAAATAATGATCTGAAATTTACTAATTTCATTTCTGATTTTACACAACAAAATCAAATTAATGCTATAACCCATTTCAGTAAAAATATAAGCATAGTCAAAAATAACCCCGATGAAGCTACGAATATAAATTATGATGAGAGAATGTTATCAATTTTATCTTTATATACTCAACAAGATATTAGAAATATAAAGGGCTTAATGAAAACAGATATTAGAGGGTTACTTGATGTTCAAGAGGGCTTAAGAGTATATTGGTATTACGATTTGATTGATAACGAAATAAAAATAGTTTGTATTGATCCACAACATTTAGTTTTACCAAGTCAGCATGGTAAAATGAATAAAGATAAAATGATGATTACAACCTATCAATCAGTTACTAATAGCAAAAAACATTGTATTAGTCGGTATTTTATTAATTAGCATACGGGTAAGTTAAATATATCGTTTCAAGCGTCACTTACGAGTGGCGTTTTTTGTATTTTAAGACGCTGAGTAACGTCCTGTGTTGCAGTGAGGAATGTGACCTCGTGAAATATAATCTCAAACATCGCTGGTCAATCGATATTCGAGATTGGTCGTAGATTAAAACATGTGAAAAAATGACTTAGCACACGGAGAATTTGGTAAGTGGCTTGAAAAAGTTGGGTTAGATAAGTACCAAGCTAGCAGGTTTATCAAAGTTGCAAATGAACAATCAAAATTGCACTCGAGCGCAAATTTAGGACTTAAAGCGCTTTATCAGATAGCAACTATTCCAGTAGAGCATCGAGAAGAAAAACAACAAACGTCTTCAGGAGAGATGAAAACACCATACGAAATGACCAATAAAGAACGTGAAGAATTTAAGCGCCAACTCAAACAACGCGATGAAGAAAACGCACAACTTCAATCACAAATGGAACAAGCACAACGTTCGGAGGAGATAGCGAGAAAGCAATATAAATATGGATTAAATAATTATATTTTTACTATAAAATTTTAGACACACGCCATTTTTTACAATTAGGAATGATTTTATTGCACTTAAGAAATTTTGGTAAAGCGTTATAGTAAGAACTGATAAAATTAAAATGTAAAAATTTTAAAAGGAGTTTTTATTATGAAACAGCAAATGTTATCAAAAGTATTATTAAGTACAGTCGTAGTTATGGGATCAATAGCAGGATCTTCTCTTGTAATGGATGACAACGCTCATGCTGAACAAAAAAGTGATAATATCGGGAAACTGAATCAAAAAAATGAAAGTACCTTGCATCTTTCATTTGAAAAGGGTATTAAAGGGACTGTTGACAAAAATGGTAAGTTAACATTATCTGATGGAAAAACGTCAAAAGTGATGCCAACTAATGCTAAAGATAAAAAAGGTAACGATGTTGTTTTGGTTTATAAAAAGGTTAAAGATGGATTTGATGTTCAAGTAATTAAATCTAGTCAAGAGAGAAAAACTAACTGGGTTAAATGTGGTCTAGGAACAGTTGGAGGCGCTGGCACTGGTGGGCTAGGCGGTGCTAGTGCAGCTTCAGTTATACCAGGTTTAGGAACTGTTGCAGGTGCTATTATTGGTGGGGTTTCTGGTGGTGCCACAGGTGCCGCAGCGTCATGTTTCGGTTGATAGGAGAGTGAATTCATGAAAAACTCTATACTTTGGCGAAAGTCGTTTATTCCTGTCTATTTTATAGTTGCTTTTGTAATGTTCTTACTTTTTAAGTTTTATATTAGAACTGATAATTTTTCAGTTTATGTTTTGATAGCTTTTATAGTCATTTTAGGTTTTGCTTCTATTATATATAACTATAATAGACATTAATTAAGTTACAATTATAATTATTATATTAATGAATTCCTGTGGATTTAGAAATAAGGCAGGTACTTCGGTACTTGTCTATTTTTTATGTTAATTATAAAATGCTCAAACCTTACAACCTATTGATCTAGGAGTGTGGTTGTTATAAAGGCGAAAAAAGGTGTAATTGTGAAACTAGGGGCAAGGGTAGTATGTTCGCAAAAAGTTCGCAAAGTTACGAAATAGTGTGAATGTTCATAGACTTTCAAAATGAACAATATGAGTATGAAACATTGATTTAACAGCTTTTTGAACACTAATGATTATTCATAAAATAGCAGTATATAAAAGAAGAACAATAATATATAATTTATTGTCAAACCCCGTAGGCATAGGCTTACGGGGCTTTTTGTGTTTTGGGGTATAGAAAAAGGGCAAAAAAGGATGATGTGAATGTTTTGTGTTCGGAATTTGCACAAAGATATGTTTATATTGCAAAAATAATATGAATTTAGATGCATAAAAAAAGAACTACGCATTTTAAATAAAATGCATAGCTCTTCTTTTTCTTGCATACGAATTAAAATAACTCGCGAGACCTATAAGTCTCTTTCCTCACTAGATAGTTTATACTTTTGGTCTGTTGAAGTCAATAATTTTATCTAAAGCTATAAAAAATCTTTTGATAGCTAATGCATTATTATAATAGCTTTCGTTTCTTTTATATCGCTTTTGAAGTTGGTCCAAATCGTGATATCTTGCTTGGATAATTGCATTACTACAAACTTGATTATGTAATTCTAGCGTAGCGAAAGTATCTATGAAATTTTTTATTCCGAACATGTTTCTAGATATGCCTATATTATTCCCTTTTTCAAATAAATATTGAGGTAATCTACTGTCATAATTTAGATTTGCTATGATGGGTTGGTTATGAGCTGATTTGTTTCTTATATTTTTAACTAAAGGCATTAAAATATTAGCAACTCTCAATTCTTCGTCATTGTACTTCTTGTAATAGAAGTTGAGAAACGAAACGAATTGACCTAGTTGCATGAATTCAATGCAAACCCATGCGGGTGGATTTTGATAGTATTTATTCAACTTCTCGGGTAGTTGTCCTCGTTTATTCATATGCTTGAATATTTCGTTTTTATTTTTGATTTTGGTTTCCATAACTTCTTCTGGTGTTCTTGAATTTGTGTCAAAATTTGAATTGCTATATGATTTATCAATACATAAGAACTCATCTATTATTTTATAACCATCTTCTTGGTTATTTTCTGTTATTAGTTTTAAGACTAGATACTTTAAACTATGTTCAATATCTAAAGTTAAATGCAACATTGTGTATCTTAATTTCATATCTATAGTTGCTAAATCTGATAAATAAGCAAATTCTATGAAATAGCCGCCATTCTTTTTTTCGAAATTTTTTCGGAAATAAGCTAGTTTGAAGAAGTAATTATTTTTTCTAAGAATTTCATTTGCTTTTTCGGTGTCAATAATATTAAAAAATATATTCATCTGTTTTAATTTCGCTATTTGCTCATCAAAATTGAGCATAGGCTTAATTTCTGCTAGTGTATCATCTTTTTCCAATTTTAACTCCCCAATCGTTCAAATTTATTCATCATATCTTTCGCCATCTGATTAGTAACATGTGTGTATATCTCTAGATTTTTTTTATAATCTGAATGACCTACATGCTCTTGCATTGCTTTTAAGTTAATTCCTAATTGAGCAAGTGTAGATATATGCGAATGATGTAATGTATGCGTCGTTATAGGTTTCTTAATAGAACTAATATCAGCGCCCCCCTTTAATAATGTGGCTAATTTTGTTCGAGTCGATAGGGCTACCAGACGTATTTGTGAATATGTACTCTCTATCAATAAACTTATCATTCCAAGCATAAGTGTTCTTAGTAAGTCGATGCTTTGGGTAGTGAGCCCTGTGGCCTTATAGCTATTACTTCTTTCAGTTGTCTCCTTTACTCCGAATGCTCCCGTCTTTTTTCAGTTATCCAATTAACTTTACCGTCGATATCTAGCGTTTTATCTTCATAGTTTATATTTACTCTCTTTATTGCAAGTAGCTCACCGATACGCATGTCATTAGCAATTTGAAACTGTACCATAGCTTTTACCATTTTATAATTACGTTTTGTCGTTGGATATTTTTATACTTAATTACATAGTCGAAACAATCCAGTAACTCCTTAACTTCATTATCTTCTAATGTGTTATTATGTTTAGCTAGTAACGCATCACTATAGGGATATCTATTTTATCTATTACACATATAACTTTGAATTGCTTGCTATTTTAAATTAACAAATTTTATTCTCTTAGATTTTGTCCAATTATGTGTAGACGATTTATAGTTATTAAATTCAGAGTGGTAGCAAATTAAAGTTAATCAAGAGTTAAGATGAATTTAATTCATGAACACGTCTATTATTTTTATAATTGTAGCAAATAAAGCTTTACATCAAGGAGGTAATTAAATATGTTCAAAAAATATGACTCAAAAAATTCAATCGTATTAAAATCTATTCTATCGCTAGGTATCATCTATGGGGGAACATTTGGAATATATCCAAAAGCAGACGCGTCAACACAAAATTCCTCAAGTGTACAAGATAAACAATTACAAAAAGTTGAAGAAGTACCAAATAATTCAGAAAAAGCTTTGGTTAAAAAACTTTACGATAGATACAGCAAGGATACAATAAATGGAAAATCTAATAAATCTAGGAATTGGGTTTATTCAGAGAGACCTTTAAATGAAAACCAAGTTCGTATACATTTAGAAGGAACATACACAGTTGCTGGCAGAGTGTATACACCTAAGAGGAATATTACTCTTAATAAAGAAGTTGTCACTTTAAAAGAATTGGATCATATCATAAGATTTGCTCATATTTCCTATGGCTTGTATATGGGAGAACATTTGCCTAAAGGTAACATCGTCATAAATACAAAAGATGGTGGTAAATATACATTAGAGTCGCATAAAGAGCTACAAAAAGATAGGGAAAATGTAAAAATTAATACAGCCGATATAAAAAATGTAACTTTCAAACTTGTGAAAAGTGTTAATGACATTGAACAAGTTTGA